CCTTCCATCTGGTGCACCGCCATGATCTGCCCCCACACCGCCCGCGCCGCCGCCAGCGTCATCGCCAGCGCCTCGATCTGCACCCTCGGCTCCTCGACCGGCAGATACTCATCAGCCGTCCCGTAGATCCCACGCACCACCACGCACGGCAACTGATCCTGCACCTTCTGCCCGTTCTTTCGGTCCGGCTCCGGCAGCTCCCCGCCATAGATCCGCGTCCCCACCAGCGCCACCAGCCCGCTCAGCCGGTTCAGCAATTCGATCACCCCGGCCAGCTCATCCCCCGTCTCCACCGCCGCCACCCACGGCACCGCCAGCGTCCCCACCAGCGCCCCGCCGGCATAGACCGTCCCAGCCTCCACCTTATCCGCCGCCGGGTAATCGCACACCCCGCCGGTGGGCGGTGCGATCGTCCGCAGCAGTGGCGCCAGCATCATCATCCCGCCGCCTCCACCTGCGATCCAATCGCCTGGCTCGCGCTCGTCACGTCGTCCCCGCTCAGTTGCTTCAGCTCCTTCGTCGTCAGCAGCGTCGCGGTCCCGGCCTTATAGACCTTAAGCGTCCATGGCGTCGTCGTCGTGTCGATCACCGCGTCCGTCAACAGTCGGTCCACGATCGCTGCCAGTTGCGTGCTGTTCGCATCGATCTCCGCCCGCACCGCCGCCGCGCTCGGCGCCGCCGCCGGCAGATCGCTCACCCCGGCCGGATCCGCCGGCAACCCGTCCGTCTTCGCCTTGATCGCGTCGATCTCCGCGTCCTTAGTCCCCGCCGTCAGCGTCCGCGTCACCGCTCCCCAAACTGCCGCAACCATGTCCGCCACCAACGAGCCGAACGTCGTCAGGCTGCGGGTGGCATACTCCCAAACCTGCTGCGCCGTCAGCGTGCTCCTCGAGCTCACCGCCGCATCGATCCGCCCCGTCACCGTCGTCGTCACCCCCGCATCCGCCAGCGCGGCGTCCGCCTCCGCGTTCACCGCCGCCGCCGTCAGGTCCTGCAGATCGCCCACCCGCTTCGTATCCACCACGCCGCGCCACACCGTCGCCTTGCCGGCCACGCTGTTCACCGTCGCCTCCACGCGCAGCTCGAACACGTCCCCCGCCGCCGCGTCCGCCGGCAGCGTGAACGCCGCCTTGTAGCTCCCCGTCGCCTTGTTCGTCACCGTCACTGTCTCGGCCGTGTCGGTCCCGTTCTTCACCAGCGTCCCGGTCGGCGTCCCGGTTGCATCCGCCGCCGCCCCGGTGTCGAACCGTGCCGTCTCGAACCCAACCGTGATCGCCTGGCTCGGCTTGATCATGCCGCCACCTCCCCCGTCCCTCGAATGATCGGCGACCCGATCACGCGCCCGCCGCCCCCGCCTGCCACAAGCGTCCCGACCAGCGTCCCGTCCTGGCCGCCGACGTTGTAGCTCACCCCTGCCTCCACGTCCTCAACGGCTGGGATCGTCCCTTGCGCCCGCTGCAACGCGCCGATATCGCCGCTTGGGTATCCGGCATTGATGCAGGGCGAGCCTGCTTGGAGGCGGAAGTCGCCATTGGCAGCATCCATAAAGAGTGGATCGGTGGCGAGATCATGTGCCCCAGCAATGAAGCCTCTGTTGCCTGAAGTATTGTTGTAAAACAAATTATAGTCTAGAAACAGAACTGGCCCTAGGCCTGTATCTAAGTCAAGACCATACCCTCCATTATTAGCTACAATTGAGTTACTGATCAGTGGCACACCATTTCTACTTGAAATACCATCGTTACTATTGCCGTAAATAATACAGTTAGTTATAATAGTTAGCATCCCGATATTCATATAAATTCCGTGCAGTCCATTACTCGCGATGATGCAATTTGTAACATTAAGTGAATTGCAGCTTGTGATTGCTGAAGATGCATTGTGCATGAAAGTGCAATTATGTGCAGTTACCACAACGAATGAAATCGCTGCCGTTTCACAGTACTGGACCACACAATTGACCAATAGTATGTTTTGATCCCCAGTTTGTTTCAGTGCAGATGTTAGAGTATTTATCGGATCTCCGAAAATGCAGTCCTCAACAGTTATACTTGCCCTAGCGCTAATTGCATGGCAAGCTGTTTTTCCACCAGTTACACTATTAGTGAACTTTAAATTCCGGAACCATCTGAAGTTGTAATTTGTTGAAGACCCTAAAAACGTTTGAAGATTCACCGTTTGATTAATAATAGGGTGACTGACAGATGCGGCTCCACGAATCAGAATAGGAAGCATTGTGGATACACCAGATGACTCAATTGGTAGGGCGGAAGTGGTGATCGTTTGATTAGTTTCAGTTTCAATAACCCAGCCACCCTTAACTCCATTGGCACCAAATGCAGTGCGGCTATCTGCATCATTCCATGTTGCTCTCTTGCCGCCGATGGCGAAGTCTACCGCACTCGCCTCAGCGATGGTGAATTCATCCTCCACCGTCACCGTCTTGGCCGAATCATCCGCTGCCGTGATTTTCGAAAATTGCCGCCCGCTTGCCGTCTTCATCCAGAGCGCCGCGCTGCCGTCAACCGCCACGCCCGACAAATCCGGTGAGCCGGTGAGCGTGATTGTGGTGGACGCCACCCCACCCGTGTGCGCGGCAGCGGTGCCAGTGATCGCGACGGCTGGACCCGCTCCGCTCGCGGCAGTATTGGAGCCAGTGTCGGCGTTGAAGATGATGACGGGGTAGGCCATCTAATTTAGCTCCCGACCGGCCGCACGCATCCCTGCAGAACCACCGGCCAATTCTCGTCGCCCTCGATCGCCGTGATGAGCGCGTTGATGAAGGCGTTGTAGGCCAGCACGTCTGAGCCGGTGAGCAGGTAGGGCGGCCCGTCCGTGCGGTTGTCCGTCCACGTCGGGCTCTGCTGCACCAGCGCGGCATACACGTCGTCGATGGCGGCCTTGTCGTCCTTCATGCCGGCGAGCACCGCCCGCAGCTGCTCGGCCCGAACGCGCAGCCGCTCGTTGGCGAACTGTTGAACCTGTTGATCCGTCGCGATTGCCATCACCATCTACTCCTCCGCGTCTCCGCGGTTCAATCTTCTCTGCCTCTCCGCTCCCCCTCCGCCCCTCTGCGACCCGTCTTCTCCACTCCAGCAAAGCTATAAGCGCAGCTCGTAAACCGCCTCCGCCTCGATCGTCCGCGTGATCGTCACCGTCACCGGCACCGTCACCCGATACGTGCTTTCCTCCCGCACCGTCACCGGCTCCCCGATCTCCCGCACTTCCACCGTCTCATCGGCAATCAGCGCCACCTCCGCCCCCACCACCGGCAAAAACCCCTCCGCCGCATCCCCCAGGTTCGTCGCGCCAGCTTCCGCCACCGCCGGCGCCGCCCCAGTTGCATGCTCCGGCCGAATCCCCAGTGTCAGCCCAACCCCCATCAGCACCACGATCACCAGCGCCACCATCGCCGCCCCCAGTCGCTCGAAGTAAGTCTTCATCTCCCCGCATCCCTTCCGGCTCCCGCCGCTTCAAATTCCAATGGTCTTATTTCGTGGATTTCGTTCCATTTCGTGCATTTCGTGAACGTCTTTCTCTCACTTCCCCTGCTTCACCGCCGCGGCCGCCGCCTCTTCCTCCATCACCGCCCCGATCTCCGGCGCCGCCGCCACGATCCCCGGCCGCAGGAACGGCGTGCTCTTGTATTTCTTCCCCGGCCGCCCGAGCTCGACGTCGGCCCCGTAGGCATACGTCACCTGCTTCGTGTAGGTCCGCCCTCCCCGCGTCGCCAGCACCTTCGTCCCCTTCGTGTTCGTGCTGATCGACCCCACCAGCTCGTCCCGCCCGCGCGCCTTCCGCACCTTCCCCTTGATGCTCCGCTTCAAATGCCCGCTCACCACCGGCACGAACCGCTGCGCATGCTTCGCCCCGATCTCCACCCCGCGCTTGATCGTCTCCCGCTGCGCCCCCGCCAGCGCCTTCAGCACCCCCTGCACATTGCTGTGCAGCTCGACCCGCGCGTTCAGGTTTATCGGCATTGTGCTATCCCTCGTGCGTCGTGCGTCGTAATCGTAATCGCCTCTGCTCGTTCCCTTGTTCCCTCGTTCCCTTGTCTTCTTTGCGTCCTTTGCCCTTTTGCGTTTTTGCGTGAACCTCTTCTATTCGATTCTCTCCAGCGCCGCCTCCAGGTGATCCCCTTCCCCGCTCGGGTCCTCCACCCATTTCACCTCCATCGGCCCCGCCGCCAGCACCGCCCCGTCGCTCGTCCGCGTCACCGCGCTCACCCTGTCCGCCTTCCGGATGTCCGTCCCCGCCGGCAGCATGAGCAACGGCTCCGCCTTCTCGATCTTGAATTTCCGGCTCACCCGCTCCTGCCGCCGATCGTCCCACCGGCACCGCACCCCTGCGGCCACCGTCGCCCACGTCCGCCCCGGCCGCCCCATCGCATCCGCCGCCCCCACCGTCGCCCGCTCGATCAGGCACGTGCACGGAAAGACATACTCATCAACCGCCACCATCGCTCATCCCCCCGTCCCTCTCGTCCCTCGTGCGTCGTGCGTCGTAATCGTAATCGCCCTCTGCTCGTCTTCCTTGGCGCCCTTGGCGTCTTGGCGGTTCAATCCGCCTTTGGAATTTGGTGCTTGGAATTTGGTGCTTCCGGCGGACCGGGGAAGGCTATTCCCTCACCCGGACCCGCCAGTCACACCGCCGGCTAATACTCCCGGATGATCCTGATCTTGAACTCCCGCGCCGCCGCCTGGTTCGTTTTCGTGTTGATGATGATCTGCAGCGTCCCGTCCACCGGGGTCGTCAGCAGGTTCGCATTCGCCTTCACCAGGGCATTGTCGTCGGTCGCCCCGATCGCCTTGTCAGTCCACCCACTCGGCGTGTAGGCCAGGTCGTTGTAAACCGCCCGCAGCCCAAGCGTCGCCGTGTCCCCGCTGTCCAGCGTCGGGCAGAACAGAATCACTTCCTTGATCATCGATCCGTTCATCGTGATCTCTTCGGTCGTGTCGCTCGTCCCACTGTCCAGCGTGAAGGTGTGGTCGATTGCCTCGTATCCCGCCATCGCCCCCGGCGCCGCCAGCACCATCACGGCCCCGACCACCAGCGCCAGCATCGCCAGCTCGATCATCCCCGCCCGCCGGCCCCGCTTCGTCGTCGCGCCCGCCACGGCGTGCATCAGCACCGTCATCACCACCGCCACCAGCACCCCGATCCATCCGCTCATCGCCTTCATGGCCCCTGCCTCGCTTTCGCATTTTTGTGTGGATTTCGTTCCAGTTCGTGCATTTCGTGATCGTCTTCGGATTTCACCCGGCCGGCCGCAACCGGCCGGGTCTTCTCAGCGTCCTCAGCGTCTCCGCGGTTCAGCCCCGCTTACACCAGCACCTTCTGGATCCGGATCACCTTCGGGTTCTTCACCAGCGGCAGCGGCCGGCTCTCGACGATCAGCTCCTCGACCGCCGGGTCATCCTCCGTGTGCCACTTGCTGAAGTAGTCGGTCTGGATGAACTGCGCCTGCATCGCCCCCTCCGGCCGGTCGTAAACCGCCCCGTGCTCGATCGTGAGCTGCCCGCCGCCGCCCTGCGGGACCACGGCAATGCTCTTGCCGTCCCACACTTCGACGCGCGTCCCGGCGCTGTTCACGTAGCCGTTCTCGTAGACGAAGATCCGCACGCCGTTGTAGGTGCCGCGGTAGGCGGCCTGCGCCGACATGCCGAGACTCCCCACTGCCAGGTTGTTCGTGTCCAGGTGCTGCCGGACCTTCTCGTTCTCGACCAGCGCCAGGAACGAATCCGTCCCCGCCATCAGGTCGCACGGCCCGCTGTAGTCGCTGTGATTCCGGATCTGCTTCACCAGCGTCTCGATCGTCCGCCACGGCTTGCTGGTCGCGCTGCCCCATGCGTCCGTCCCGGCCAGCGCCTTCTGGATCGTCAGCGTGTCGCCCGCCGTCGCCCCGTCGCCCGTGTATTCCATCGTGATCGTCGCCGTGCTGCCGTCCTCGAACGTCAGCGTGATCGACCCGGTGAACAGCGCCTGCGCGCACATCACCTCCACCGTCCGGTCGATCCGCCGGCGCAGCTCCGCCTGCTCCATCGCCACCTTCTCGGCGATCTGCGCGTTGGGGTCCATGTAGGGCCCCGCGTAGCTGTCCAGCGCCGGGTTCAGCACCGCCGCGTGGTTCTCGTCGAACACCTTCTTCAGCCGGATCTTCGGTGCGCTCACCGCCTTGCTGTCGCCGGTGTGCTTGTTCACCGGCAGCGCCGGCTCGTTCGGCTTCCGGAACAGCGCGACCCGCGCCGGGATGTTCATCACCCCGAAGTCGATCAGGTTCGTCGGATGGTTTTGCCCCCGGCCGAACACCACGTTCACCAGGAAGTTTTCGCGCCCGTCGCCCAGCGTCCGCACGGCCTGGGTGAGGGCTCGGGAAGTGAAACGGTCAATGGACATTTCGATGTCCCTCCTCTTTCGTCTTGGCCCGGTCGCTGATTGGCGCCGCGGCTATCCTCTCCCGGCCCCGCTCAGGCCGGCTCCCTCTCGTTGCTCCGGCCCGCTTAGACCTGCTGGTTCGCCGCGATGATGCCGTTCATCAGCAGCGCCGCCTCGATGTCCGAGTCCGCCTTCGCCGTGGCATCCAGCGCGTTCTTGTTCACCTCGCCCTGCACGATGCAGACTGCGAACCCGCCCGCCGCGCCGATCGTCACCGCTTCGGCAACAACCACGTTCGGCGAGGCCCCGACGTCGCCCGCATACTTGATGTAGTTGTGCGTGGTGGCGTCATACTCGAGCACTTGGCCCACGGCCAGCGCGCCCTCGTTCGCCTTCACCGGCACCGTCTTCATCTTCACCAGCCCCGCGATCAGGTTCTGCAACGCGGCGCTCTCCGACGTGATTCCGTAGCTCATGTCCCTCGCTCCTCTCTGCGTTCTCCGCGTCTTCGCGGTTCAAGTTCTCTTCTTCTTTGTCTTCCTTGGCGCCCTTGGCGTCTTGGCGGTTCAGCTACTTCTTCGCAACCGCCGCCAGCAGCGCCGCGTCCATCGCCCCGGCCTTCGTCTCCGGCTTCTTCTCTTCCGCCGCGGCTCCCACCGCCGGCGCCCCGGCCGCCGTCAGCGCCTCGATCGCCGCGTCCTTCAGCCCCATCAGCGCCGCCGTCTCGTCCTTGTCCGACAGGATCAGCTCGCCCGCCTTGTCCCCCTGCTTCAGCCGCGCCGCTTCCTTCGCGATCGCCCCGCAGCGCTTCCGCTCCGTCGCCGTCGCCGCCGTCAGCTTCTCCGCCACGCCGGCCTCGCCCGCGGCCTTCCCCTCGCCGTAAACCGCGGCATACAGCTCCGGGTGATCCTTCTGCAGTTGCTCCTTCGTCATCGCCGTTACCCCGCCTTTCATGTTCTTCTCTGCGTCTTGGCCGATCTTGGCCTCTTTGCGACTGCACTCTGCGTTCTCCGCGTCTCCGCGGTTCAAGTTCTTCTCTTCTTCTTCCTTGGCGTCCGTGGCGTCCTTGGCGTCTTGGCGGTTCAATTCCTCCCGCCCCTCCGCCTGCACAACGCTCAGCCCCCGCCGCTCCAGGTATCCCCCAACGAACAGCCGCATCCGCTCCGGATGCACCCCGAGCACCGCGCTCTCCGGCGCCGCCTCGCTCAGCCCCAGCGCGTAATCCAGCGCCGCCTCCGCCGCCTCCGGCAGCTCGTTCCCCGCCAGCGCCGAGAACATCCCTCCCGGATTCGCCGCCGGCTCGTCCACCACGTCGCTCGCCCGCAGCACCGCCAGCCGCGCATGCGGCAGGTTGTTCCGGTTGTCCGGATCCGGACTCTTGAATTCCTTGAAGTCCAGGTAGGGCCCCCACCTGTCCTCCTTCCGCTTTGCCCCGTTCGCCACCGCGAACTCCTCCTCCGCCTTCCGGTCCCGCGCAAACACGATCGACGCCCCGAACAGCTCCGGCGTCTCCTCCGCCAGGTCCATCACGTAGCTCGCCAGGTCCCCGTCCGGCGTCTTGTGCGCGCTCGCAACGAACGCCAGATCCCCCACCACCCGGTTCCCCGCCGCCCGGAAGTTCGTCGTCTGCCCCAGCAGCGTCCCCAGCCCGTCGCTGCTCGCCCCAGGGTGCGTGTATCGGCTCTTCACCCCGCCGCGCTTCGCGTTCCCCGCCGCCGCCACCTGGCCCAGCATCTCCATGTCGATCCACATCCCGTGCCCCAGCGCCTCGCCGCGCGTGATCACGCTATACCCGCGGATTACCCCGGCCCCCGTCTCCCGGTCCACCCGCGCCTCCGCCGTCGACCGCGTCACCCCCACCCGCAGCCCCACCGGCGCCTCCCCCTTCGCCCTCGTCACCCTTTTATTCATCGTGCCATCCCTCGTGCTCGTGCTCGTGCTCGTAATCGTAATCGTAATCGCCCTCTTTGGAACGCCGGTCTCCGCACCGGCTCCCCCCGTCATCACTCATCACTCCTCACTCATCACTCTCCTTGTCCCCCTCGTCATCTCCCCCATTTCGGTCATTCGAATTTGGAATTTGTTTGGAATTTGGTGCTTGGGATTTGGTGCTTCCGACGCCCCCCGCGACCGCCGGTGCCTTCAGCGTCTTTTCACCCTCCTGCGGCGGCTTCCTCCCGAACCTCAAGTAGGCGTCGGAAACAGGCAGCTCCAGCCCCATCTCCACCAGCGCCGTATCCACCTCGCTCTCCGTCACCTGATCCACCAGCCCCGTCGCGCGCAGCGCCCGCGTCTCGCGCGCCCGCTGCTCCAGCGTCTCGTCCAGGTCCCGCCCCCGCGCCGCCAGCTCGTCCGCCAGACTGCTCTGGTTCTCCTTCACCGCCGTCACGCTCGCGTTCACTTCCTTCATCGGGTCCACCCACTCCCACCCCGGCGCGATCCAGCGCGCCACCGTCAGCGCCGGCCGCAGCGCGTAGAAGTCATACCCCTGCGCCCACAGCCCCTTGATCCACAGCTCCTCCAGGAACCACTCCCACACCGGCTGACAGAACGTGCTCGATACACGCGCCTGGTGCATCCGGAACATCCGCCGCGCCTCGAGGAGCGCCGCCCGCGCGGAGGAGTAATTCACCTTGCTGAAATCCTTCGCGACCAGCTCATACGGCAACCCCAGCGCCGCCGCGATCTGCCGCAGCAGCCGCTCCACGAACGCATCGAATGCCGTCGTCGGCCGGTTCGGGGTGAACGAACTGACGCTTTTCCCCTCGCCGACATACCGCACCATCCCCGGCTCCATGTCGAAAAGCTGTTGCCCCACCTCGTTGTCGCCGCTCTTGTCCCACGCGCTCCGCGCGATCGGGTTCGTGTCCGTCAGCAGCAGCGCGAAGCACGCAGCCACCCGCGCCGCCACCAGCTCCGCCTCCACGTATTCCGAAAGGTCCTTGAACACGTGCATCACCGGCGCCAGCCACGGCACCCCCCGGCTCTGCCCCGGCCGCTTCATGTCATATCCATGGATCACCCGCTGCCGCCCCATCTCATCCCGCAGCGCAATCCTCTCCGTCCCCTCCCTCATCCCTCCGAATGTATTCTTGGCGTCCTTGGCGTCTTGGCGGTTCAATCCTCCCCCAAGCGCGCCGTGCGCCTCGCCCGGGTGCCGCGTCTTCACGTAGACCGCCACCGCTTCCCCGTCCTCGCCCAGCTCCACGCCGCCCCGGATCTCCCGCGCCTCCGCCTCCGCCGGCCGCGTGTCCGGATCGCGCAGCCGATCGCTCTCCACCAGGCTCACCGCCAGCAGCCACTGCGTCCACGCCCGCGGCTTCATCCGGATCAGCGCCAGCCCCTCGCCGTTCTCCGCCTCCTGCCCCACCCACAGCGCCTGCAGCTTGTAGAACGTCGACCGACCGCCGGCGTCCGCCACCGGCGTCCCTGCCCACTGCGCCCAGTAGCGCTCCGCCGTCCGCCGCAGCTCGTCCGCCTCGTCCTCCCCGATCCCCAGCGCATCGATGTCGAGCATGCACTGCGGCCGGATCCCGACCCCCACCACGTTGCTCGCGATCGTCGACATGATCCCGGCCGCGTGCCCGTCGTTGCGCGCCAGGTCCCGGCTCCGCTCCCTCAGCAGCGGCAGATCCCACAGAATGTCAGTATCGGCGCTCCCGCCGCCGGGCACCCAATGCCCGCGCAGCCGGTTCGTCTCCGCGCCCTTGTAGCTGGAGAGTTGCGCCAGCCCCGCCCGCGCCGCCATCCGCTTGAGCGCCACCCGCGGCGCAACAACGCCGATGGCACGGTCCACCCGCGCTCCCAACCGCTCGCTCAAGCTCTGTGCAACCTGCACCATGGGTCCTCTACGTCCTATCCGTCCTATCCCTCGTCTTCTCTGCGCCCTCCGCGGTTCAATCTTCTTTCGCGCTTTTGCCCTTTTGCGTTTTTGCGTGATCTCCTAATTCGGCCGCCGGAACCGCACGAAGCTCGTCGCGCTCCCGCCGCCGGCGAGCCCCGCCTCGAGCGCCATCTCCTCGCGCAGGCTCCGCAGATCCTTCAGGCTGAGGAACGTGTAATCCGCCCCCCCGACCACCAGCCGCTGCAACGGCTTGCCCGAGATCACCGTCCGGATCGCCGTGTCCACCAGGTCAAGATCTGCCTGCTCCCAGCTCAT